CCCTGTTCATGCGGTTATCCCCCGAAGCGGTCCACGACTTGCAGACCATCCTCGTCGCCCACGGCAGACCCAATACGAATTGGTGGTGTGCGGACTGCGTAAAATCGGCGCTCTCCTACATTTACGAACAGGCCGACCAATTCGCCGAAGCAAACCAGCATACCGTTACCCATGCCGTTACCAATACCCCAACCGAATGAAACCAGCGACCAGTTCATTGGCCGTTGCATGACCAATGCCGCAACCAATGCAGAGTTCCCCGATGCCCAGCAACGCCTTGCCGTTTGTGGCAATCTTTGGGCCAACCACAAGCGTCAGGCTTTTGAATCCTATGCTGACTATGGGGAAGGGGTACGCAACAACGCCAAGCGGGGGATTGAACTCAACGAAAGGAACGGTAACAAGTGCGCTACCCAAACAGGTAAGGTCAGGGCGCAGCAACTCGCCAATGGGGAAGCGATTTCCCTCGCAACCATCAAGCGGATGCACTCCTACCTTAGCCGTGCAGAAACCTATTACGACAACGCTGACAGTACCAGCGACTGCGGCTATATCTCCTACCTCCTTTGGGGCGGCAAAGCGGCCCTTGGATGGTCACGCAATAAACTCCGAGAACTTGGCGAACTCGACGAAGGCTGACCCCGAAGCGCAGGTCCAAGCCCGCATGGATTCGCTCATGATGGTGATAACCACCCTCTGCGACTGCATTGGTGNNCGGTGGATGAATCCAACTCGCCCAACGCTTTTGCGGTCAAGATGAAAATCGTGGACAAGATTGACCAACTTATTGATAAAATCGAATACTGATGGGAGCAGGAAGGCCACGGACATTTGCGACACCCCAAGACCTTTGGGATGAGTTTACCGAATACTGCGATAAAACCAAGGAACGGCCCATCATCGTGAAGGATTGGGTAGGTCCAAAGGCTATCGAGGTTTATCGGGAGAAAGAAGCCCCGCTGACCATGGAGGGGTTTAGGTTGCATCTTTGGGATAAGGGTATTGCTGATGGAGGAAAGGAGTATTTTCTTAATCGCACAGGAGCATATCAAGAATTTACCACGGTCTGCTCACGCATAAAGGAATCCATCCGAGCCGACCAAATCAAAGGAGGCATGGCGGGTATCTACAACCCCTCCATCACGCAGCGGTTGAACGGTTTGGTCGAAAAGCAGGAAACGAGCATCACGATAGAGCAGCCGTTGTTCGGCGATGGAGTTTAAGTACACCACGGCCATCAAGAAGATTCGGGCGATGAAGGCCCGAAAGAAAGTGATACAGGGTGGAACGAGTGCATCCAAGACCTTCGGCATCCTTGCGGTCCTGATTGACCATGCGGCTCGCCATCCAAAGTCCGAGATTTCGGTAGTGTCCGAATCCGTGCCTCACCTACGACGGGGGGCGATTAAGGACTTTGCCAAGATTATGCAATGGACGCACAGGTGGGTTGCCGACCGTTGGAACAAGACGCTCCTGCAGTACAACTTCGCCAACGGTTCAACAATCGAGTTCTTCTCTGCTGATTCCGAGGCTCGCCTTCGAGGGGCAAGGCGGCAAATCCTTTACATCAACGAAGCGAACAACATCGACTTCGATTCCTACTACCAGTTGGCTATTCGTACAAGCCAAGAGATTTACATCGACTTCAACCCAACGCATGAGTTTTGGGCGCATACGGAAGTCCTTCCCGAAACGGATGCAGAGTTTCTGATTCTTACCTACCAAGATAATGAGGCTCTTCCCGACACAATCCGCAACGACATCGAACTGAACCGCACCAAAGCCGAGCATTCCGCATACTGGGCGAACTGGTGGAAGGTGTACGGATTGGGGAAGGTAGGAACGCTACAAGGTGCGATTTACGGCGATTATACGGTGGTTGAGGGTATTGACCCATCCACGATGAAGTTCGTCGCCTACGGGCTTGACTGGGGCTTCAGCAACGACCCTACGGCTTTGGTCGCCGTGTACCGCAGGGGTGACGACCTGTTCATCCACGAACTGCTCTACCACCGGGGGCTGACCAACTCGGACATCGCCACAAGGCTGAAGGAGTTCGGCATCACAAGGGCTTGGGAGATTGTCGCCGATTCGGCAGAACCGAAGTCCATCGAGGAAATCTACCGCCTTGGCTTCAACATCAAGCCCGCATCCAAAGGCCCTGATTCGGTGAGGCAGGGCATTGACATTGTGAAACGGTTCAACCTGCACGTCACCAAGGATAGCACCAACATCATCAAAGAACTCCGCTCGTACACATGGGCCACGGATAAGGATGGCAAGGACACAGGAGTGCCGATTGATTCGTACAACCACGCCTGCGATGCGCTCCGATATGTGGCACTCAACAAACTTGCGGTCAGCAACTCAGGGAAGTACTTGGTGGTTTAACTTTGAGGCATGAACCTCGNNATCCACTACTACCACATCTACTGCGGAGGCGGCGGCCAATGGCAACTCATCATGAACCAGCACATGATGGCCCTGTGCAATTACGGACTGATAGAACGGTTGGACGAGATTCGGGTGGGTATCGTTGGTCCACCAGAGCAGAGGAAGGCGGTCAAGGAAATACTTGACAATTCGCTGATAAAAGACAAGGTAAAGGTTGTCGTTACCCGGACAAACGCATGGGAGCAGGCAACCCTGACCGAGATGTACAAGGCAAGCCAAGACGAAGATGCGGCGTACCTGTACGCTCACACCAAGGGCAGCAGCGACCCATCCCTGATAAACCAACTGTGGTGCAGGTCCATGATTTTCTTTAACGTGGTCGCTTGGGAGCGATGCCTTGCAGAACTGGAGAAGGTTGATGCAGTTGGAGCATATTGGCTGACCAAGGAGGAGTTCCCGCAAATCGCTGACCACAACAACCCCGATGGCTACCCCTACTTTGCAGGCACGTTTTGGTGGGCCAAGTCGAGCCACATCAGGGAACTCGGTGAGCCAGTAAGGGAACACCGCTGGCAGGCAGAGCATTGGATTGGCAAGCGTGAGGGGATGACGGTGTACAACTCCTGCAAGGGATGGCCTGCGCCCGATAAATTTGTCATAACGTTTTAACTATGCACGCAGAACAAGTCAATTACATCAACTCGGTACGCCATCGCTATCCAGACGATTTTATTTCGGTGAGGGTATTGGATGTCGGCAGCCAAGACCTGAACGGCAACAACCGTCAATTCTTCACCAATCCTGACTATACAGGGCTGGACATTGGTGCAGGGAATAACGTTGATGTCATCGGCTTTGTTCACGAGTACGCCAAGACCTGCAAGACCAAGTACGATGTGGTTATTTCGGGCGAGATGCTGGAACACGACTGCTATTGGATGGAAAGCATTCAAGCGATGTACAAATTGCTAAAGCGTGGCGGCTTGCTTGTAATTACCTGCGCCAGTACAGGGCGACCCGAACACGGCACAAGTCAAAGCAAGGCCACGGATTCACCGTTTACCAACGACTATTATCGCAATATCAGCAAGGAGGATATGCAAGAAGCCATAAATGGATTGCGGTTTGGCACACAAGAATTGCTGATTAACGGAACTGACCTGTACTTTCACGGACGTAAGTTATGAAACTCCAAGACCTGACCATCGACCAATTCCAGCGGATTGCCGCCTTGGAATTATCCCCTGCCCTGAACGACGCAGACAAGCGATTGGGCGTGGTTGCGATTGTCGAGGGAGTGGAGGTCGCCATTGTGAGGGATATGCCCGCCACGTCGCTAACTAAGCGATACAAGGAGATAATCAAGGAGTGGAACGAACTGCCTGCACTCGCTTACAAGCGCAAGTTCAAAGCAGGAGGCAAGTGGTGGATTCCGACTGTGTTCACGGATGAGTTAACTGCCGGGCAACTCATCGACCTCATGGAGATGAACACCACGGACGAGCGGCAACTGGTGCAAAATCTGCATCGCATCATGGCTACGCTATGCAGGGAGGCGAGTTGGTTTGGGTGGTTTCCGAAGAAGTACGACGGCTCTGCCCATGCCGAGCGAGCCGAACTGATGAAGAAGCACGCCAAGATTGGCGATGTTTGGGGGGTCGTTAGTTTTTTTT